CCGGTTGGTTTCTTGGAAAGAACATCAACAATTTTATCATGTTTTTCCAAAAGCGAATTTACAACGCCAAGACCTTCGTTTGCCTTTCCAATTTCAATATCTTTTCCTGGATGTGCAAGATTTAAAACATCTTCTCCATCTTCATCATGAACTCGATAAAGGTGCGTTTCTGCCTGTTTATAAAGAAGAAATTTTTGTTCAAGATTTGCGGCTTGATCATACAATCCTTTATTTTTCAATTGAGCAATAAGAACTGGAAAATCAATAATTAATTCTCCTGTTGGAGTAATTTTTTTCTTTTCAGAAGCCGTCTTATTGATGGAAGATGGTATCCAACCTTTTTCAATTGCTTTTTTTGCATATTGATTAAAGATGATGCTGGGTTTTTGAACTGGCATAATAACCTTATTTAATCTAAGTTGAGAGAAAGGACCGCATCAATGAAGACAGGATCCGCTCCGGTTGGATTTTGAATAAAACGATCTTGAAGAGATGCAAAAATATTTCGAAGTTTTGTATCTGTTTTAATTTTTGTTTGAATATTTTCAAAATTTGAAATGGCAGTATCTGCATCAATTGGTTTTGGTTTTATTGATGCAGATTTTTTTTGTTCTTGTTTTAAATACTCTTGGAAAATTTCCGAAGATGCAAGTGCGCGTTCGTCCAACAAATTCATATTATCCTTCGTTGAAATATCAAATTATGAGTTGTTTGATTGTTTCAAAACCAAAGAAATTCGAGAAATGATGAATTGAATGTTGGAGGCGCTGTAACAATTGCCATTGCCGGATGACTTGTTGTAATTTGTCTTGTGGTTAATTGACCAAGTTCATTTATAAATAAAGGATGCGTTAATGGGTATGTAACTTTTGTATCAAATTGATCCGTTTGAGCAAGTAATCTTGACAACCAAACAGTTACACGATTTGAACTGGCAGTTGTGTCATCTCCAACTTGATTTGGTATTTGATAAGTATAACTAACACGAGTATAAATGATATCTGGAACACCATCTCCATCTTGATCTGCATTTAACAGTGTTCCAGCCGGGAAAATCATCAAACCATTATTTGGATTTAATGAACAACGAACAGTAGCAACAAATGATTTGGGCATGATATGTGGATTTTTTAATGGCCATATAATATCATAAGCTGTTACCCATTTGTTATCCGCATTTTTTATTTTTTGTTCAACAGGAATATAATGTGCTTCATCAATTGAATTTGATGTAAAAGCATTCATTTTTACATCATCAATTATTCCAAGTGGTCTGAGCCCAGCAGAAACGCCACAAACAATTTGATTTCCGTTTGGTTTAAGCTCTGCGATCATTCCTGCTTGAAATTCGGCGGAAGAATCAACCGGCCATTGCCAGGGATCTCCGCCGAATCTGTTTAATATTCTTAACATTCTATTATGTAATTATATCAAGCGAATTAAAAAGAATCTATATCAAATGGATTTTCTTCTGGAAGATCTTCTTCATCTTCATCATAATCATCTTCGTCTTCGCCGGCTTCGTATTCGTCAATTCTTGCTGCAATTGTCCATACTGGATGATCCGGTTTATCAAGCCAATCATCATGATCCAACGTTTCTGCAGTTTGTTCCACAAGACCTGTTAGATCATTTCTTAATGATTCATCTTCATAAATCAAACGAAGCATTGTTTTTACAATAATCTTTTCAAGTTTTGGTGAAATTTTTACAACTGCTCTCGGAGAATCGTCCATTTCATCTTCAAAATCCTCAGCTTCCAAATCTTTACCACGATCGCGGTCAAGCTCATAAGCTGCTGTTTTTGCAAGTTCATATACAGGTTTTGGAACATTCAAATTATGCTCTTCGCAAAATTGAATTAATTTATTTAAATGTTTTGGTTTGGCATTTCCTGATTTTGCGGCTTCGGAAAGTTTTTCAAATAAACTTTGTTCTTTTTCTGAAAATCTTTTTCCTGAATTTTTTAGAACAACTCCTGCCGCTGTGGATAACCACTTTGCAACATTTTCAGGAAGTTGAACTTTTGCATCTTTTTTGAAATATTTGTCAAGTTTCATAAATGCAGAAGAACGAAGTGTTTGTCTTGGTGTATATTCCAATAATGAATGTGGTTTTGTTACAAGAGCATATGGGTTATTTTCTTCTGGATAATCACCAACATGAACGCGCGCGGGCTCAGTATCTGGAATAAAGTTCGGACCCTGGCGATCTAAAGATGGAAGTGTTTCTTTGTAAAAGCGTGTCGTTATAGGTTCTTCACCTTCAAGAAAACTTTGAAATTCATCTTCATCAAAAGATTCAGGGCTAACGTCTTCTGATTCATCACCCAAAAATGTAAGCAAATTCTGTTCCGCATCTCTTACGCGTGGAGATTTGTCTGCCTTCGGCAGACGAATTTCTCCACAATCATCCGCGCTCAGTTCATCTTCTCCACCACCTTCAAGAAAACGATCGATTTCGGGTTTATCTTTAAAAATAGAACGAGGAGTGTGTGGTTGAATTAAATTTTCATCTTCCCAGGTTTGATAGTCGGGATCTGCTTCAAGCTCTTCAATTTCATCAGCAAGACTTGAGTAAGGTCTTCCTTCATCTGGAAAGTCCATTGTTGGAATGTCTTTTAATTTAAGATCGTTTGAATCATCTGCGCTTAATTCATCTCCTTCTCCGCGACCTTCAAGAAAATCCTTTTCAAGAAAATCTCGGGCTCCGGCCGCAAAACCAGCAGGAATATAAATTTCATAAGTCCTTGCAAGAGATGGTAATATCTCAACAACTGGCAAAAGATGTCCAGCTTCTACTTTTTTCATTAAAGCAAATGCTTTTTCTTTATCACTACCTGTTGCATACAACGCAAGCTTATTAAGAATTATCTCAATTGTATTTTTCAATTCTTCTTTCGAATTAAAACGATGAAGTTTTGCAAATATTTTTAATACAGTTGAAGCTTGTTTTTCAAATCCTTGTTGATCAAGAGCTTCCGAAAGTCGAAGCAATCTTGACAATACATTTTGCATTGCTTCTTTTTTTGAAGAGCAGGATCCGCAAGATTTTGAACAAGTTTTTTTATCTTTTTTGCATGGGCAAGATTCGGACGAACATTTGCAATCATTGTTACAACAAGTTTGATCGCTTGCTTTTTTAAATAGATTTTGATGTTCTTTGCTGGAAAGAATGTTTCCCATTTTCACAGCAATATCATTTGCAAAATTTTCCATTATTGATCTCCGAGTTTATTTGGTTTTAATCTTGCAATAAATTCTTCAGGAAGAACTCCTTCTTTTGTGTGCTCAGCAGCAGCTCTTCTAAAATCCGCATCATTCATTAAATCGTATTTGTGATCTCTTTTGCAAGTTGGGCATTCTTTGTAATCTTCTGGTTTGTAAAAAGATTCGCCCCTTCTTCTTTCCATTTCTTCATTCTCTACATCTTCGGCTTGTTCATAATCAAGATCTGTAAGTGGTGGCTGTTCGGCTGTCGGATCATCCATTCCTTCCGCAATTTTCAGCATTACAGAGGCATATTTTGAAAGTTGTAATTTTTCAAATTCTTCCGAAAGAGCAACAATTTCCATTATTGAATTTGGAGGAGAATCAAGCGAAGCAATTTTAACTCGTTCTGGTTTGAATATTGATTTGAATTTATCATCAGATAAACGTTCATTCATCAGATGAGCAAAATCATATTTTTGTTTTGAATTTTTCATTTATCCTTTTTGATTTCGAAAGGATGGAGGATCTTTCGATCCTCCATCGATTCAATTTTCAATCAATACTTTCTTCCAGCGAATGCCGCAGCAAATGGATTTTCTGATGCATCTGTTGTTTGTGGAAGATTTGATCCTCCAAAATAATCAACTGCACCAACTGAAGGAAGTGCCGCTGCTTTTTTGATAATTGGCGCCTTGGCAACAAATTCAGCAAAGTGTTTGAAGTTTTCATCACTATATTCAAGCAATGATTTGAATTGTGCGTTTTTTGTTTTCTTGTCCGAAGACACAATTCCTTTTTCAACAGCCTCTTCTACAACTTCATATGCGCGAGCCATTTTTACGCGATAAGCTTCTTCTTCTTGAGCTTTCTTTTTATTTGAATAATCTTTTACAAGATCTGTAGCATATTGTGAACCACCATCTTTTACTTGAGAAAGATATGTTTTCCAATATTTAACTGCTTCGGGATCGAGTCCTTCGCGAACCAAAGAGGGAAGTGTTGCTGGATCAAGTTTTCCTTCGACAACAAGTTTTTGAATTTGTTCTGCTGCTTTTTTGACCTTTGGTGGTGCAGTTGCAACATCGAGCATTTTTTGGTGTTGTTCCGCAAGAGTTTCCACTTTGCCAAGATCGCCGGATGGTTTTGTATCGGTTGGAAGCGTCCACCCACCTTTGTGAGCAGGATCTCTTGATAACATTTCGCTGAATTGCACTGCTTTTTCCGCGAATTTTGCACGAGCTTCGGCGCGTTTTTCTTTTGTAGAAAGGTCCAATAATGCCTTTGATTCTTTCATTGCTTTTCCAACTTCTTCGGGAGTTCCTTCAACAGATCCGTCAGGAGTCATTTTAAGATCATTTTCATCTTCCTCTTCTTTGCCGTCATCAGCTTTTGCTGCATCAGGAACTCCAACTGTACTTGATACAATTTGATTCTTTTGAGCTGTTGGTGTACCAGTTTGTTTTGCTTTGCCACTAAAATCTTGTCCACGCATCGCTCCCGCTCCGCTTTCGAGCATATGCTCTAATCCGGAACGATCACCGTATGGAGCAGGAAGTTTTGGATCAACCTGCTCTTTTCCTAATTGTGGTTTTGGTGGATTTCGAACGGGTGTTGATTGTACTGGTTTTGCAGGGGCTTGAGCAGTTGAACCTGCCGAAGCATGATAAGGAACGCCAGGAGTTGCGTCGGCTGGCATGAAAGGATCTCCGGCCGAATATACTCTTCCTTCGACTGGTTTTGTTGGGTCGAATTCAATATTCTTTTTTGCTTGTTCTTGAGTTGTGATCTGTGCTCTTTTTGTTAATTGTTTCATTGAGATAAATTCTGCTTTTTTGATTAGATAAGAACGAGTTCTGGCATAATTTACAAATGCTTGTTTTAATGTTACAGTTGCATCAAAAAGATTATTTGCATCAATTATGGATTCCTTTACTGTATTGCGAATATCGGAAGCATGTTTTGACAATTCGCCTCTTTGTTTTGCAAAGTTTCGAATTTCAACAAGTTTTTCAAGATCTGATTTAAGATCTTTTAATTTAGCATAAGTTTCTTTCATGCCGCTAACCAAATATCCGTTAAGTTTTTTCTCCATTGCCAAAGCCTGAACACCTTCGGCTGGGGGAAGCGCCCCAGATTCTGTAAGATCTTGGAAGCCTTTAAGATCATCTTTTCCGTCAGTAAGAGCCTGTACGCCCTTGCGTAGATCCGCCATATCATTATCCATTCTATCAAGAACTTCAGGAAGTTCTTTTGTAGGATCTCCGTCACCACCTTCATCTGTAACTCCGGGATTCATTCCATCAGGAGCCATTCCAGCATCTCCGCCAGGAGGCATTGCTGGAACAGCAGGCGCTGCGGCAGGAGGAGGGGTTTGTGCTTTCTTTTGAAGTTTATTTGCAACAGATTCAACACCTTCCGCTTTGATTTTTTTCATCAAATTTTGAGCAAAGTTTTTGGAAGCAAATTCATCATAATGAAAATCTGCTTTATCACCAGCAACATCTTGAAGAGTTGCATTGAGAACAAGTTTATCACCGGAATAAATTTCCCAACGAGTTGTTGAAGCTGTTCCGCCTTTGAAAAATTTGGCTTTTAACGAGGCGCGTTGAAGCATTTCTTTGCGTTTTGCTTCATCTTTAATATCGGCCGAAGCTGGTGATGGATGAAGTCCATCAACTGCACCAACACCTGGAAATGGTGGTTGACCAACCATTTGACGATCTTCTTTTTCGCGAAGTTGATCCTGAAGTGGATCTACTGGATATTTTGGTTTGCCGGGAGTTGGCTCTTCCGTTCCGTTCACATAAGCTTTTCTTGAAAAATTTTCTTTTGCTTTTGCAAGAACAGCTTCTCTACGAATTTTACGTTCATTTTCTTCAGCCAAGCGTTGCAATCTTCGTTTGCGCGCCTCTTCCGTTTCACCAAATGATTGATATCCTGGATGCATTCCATCAACTGGACCTGTTCCTGGAAATGGAGGAGCCCCTTGCATTTGACGATCTTCTTTTTCGCGAAGTTGATCCTGAAGCGGATCAACAGGATATTTTACCTGTTTTGGAGAGGGTTCTTCTGTTCCTTGGTAAAATCCTTCTTTTTTATTTGCCATTTCTTTTTCCTTAATGATACCGTTAACCTTTTTTGTTAAATCTTCAACGTTATGAGCCAATTTGCCCAAAAACGATACAACCGAGTCTTCTGAAGAAATATCAAGATCTTGTTTATTTAAATTTTCTGAAGATGCTTGTTTTTTAATTTCCTCAATTTCTTTGCCAAGTCTGTTTAGCTTGGACATTAAATCTTCTGAGTTTGCGTTAACTAACGCTGAATCTTTTTGATCAACATATTTTGCAATGCTATTTGCGGCAGCAACAATCTGACGAATCTTTGCTTTTGGATCGGCGCCATTTACCACGATCGATAACTCGATCGGATTTAAATCAAGATTTACTTCGCCATAACAAGTTTTGTTTTTCATGTGGGAACAAAATTCTGTTTCGGTGGTTGCAACATTATAACAACCTTCTTCTGAACAAACAGCTCTTCCACAGCCAACCCCCATACTCACACATGTAGCATATCCTGATGCAACTTTTCTTGCCATCTCAGGATAATTTACTTTATCCAAAGCGCATAAAGCAACAATGTTTTTTGCTTTATAATCGTAATATGTATCTACGATGATACCGACTGTATCATTTGCGGATCCAGATTTATGATCCAAACAAAGCGGTTTTCCAACCCAATTTTTATAAGCTTTTAATAATTCTGATTCTCCAAAAATATCACCATTTTTGTTTTTATATGGTTTTATTGAAGTTTCTGAACAAATCCATTTTACAGATTCTTTTCCATTTGGAAGTGAAATTTTTTCCCAACGAGCTGTAATTGGACTTCCATCTGCATTTTTTCGAATCTCTCCTTTTTCATCGAGAAGAGAGGCTTCTGCGGCATGCATCATAATTGCAGAAAAATAAAGAAAGTCTTTTGCTTTTGGGGCAATTGTCTTTAATTCTTTTGCAAATTTTGTAAATCGCTCTTCAATTTCCGGATTTGATAATACAGAATCTGTATCTCGAATATCTGATGCTGAAATTGTTAATGCTTCGCCGTATTTATAAACTGTCATGATTAATTTAAAAGTTTACCGTTATGATCAGATTCGTTTTTATTGCCAAGTTTTTCTTTTTTTTCTAAAGCAATACGAAGTTTTTCTTTGTCATCTTCTGATGGGTCTACAATTTTTGTAATTTTCCCCGAATCATCTCCTTGTTTTATAATCATTTTTACCTTATTCTTGTAGTTTTGGTTGTGCAACATTTGTTGCTTTATAAATGCTTTGATGTTGCTGTGCGGGATTTAATATTTGACTATTTTGAGTTGTGGATGGCACTTGAGTACCATCCAAAACATCTTGTCTTTCTTTAAATAATCTTTGAAATAATGGATCTCTTTCTTCAACTTGTAATTGAAGATCTCTGTTATTTTTATGAAACCAATCAGCTTCAAGAAAATTTTTCTCTATATGAGAAATAATTCTTTCATCAATAAAATCTTTTAATAGTTTAAATTTTGCTTCAAGCAAATCTATTTTTTTGATTAATTCTTGAATAAAATCATTTGATTTTACATCATCTAGATGAGATGATAATTCTTTGAACAATTTATCAATTTGTTCCATTGAATCTTGAAACGAATTAACAACCTCATGTATGTGTGTGTCTTGAATGAAGTAATTCAATTCATTTACAGCTTTTAAAGAATAAACTTTGATAACCGAATAATTTTCTTCCATTTTCTTTTTAAAACGAGAAAATAAAAATCTTTTCTCATAAAGTTTATCTGGCGAAACTTGTTCACCCTTTGAAAAAGGATTATAAATAATCTTTAAATAATCCAAAAATAAATCAATTTTATTAATAATTTTAGAAAACAGTTCAGAAATGCCCGCTGCCTTTTGTTGTTTCTCGTCTGAGATTTTTGTAGACATCTCAATTGTGTACGCTAATTTATGAATCATTCAATGAATATATCAAGTTATGAGTTATCATGAATTATACAACTCCATTATAGCAGAATTTTGAGATGGACCAAATCCTTTAGTCGGCCCAAGGCCTGAATTAAATCCAACATTTGGTAGTCCACCAATTTCACTGTACAGTCTATCGATTCTTTGTTTTCTTTCAATTTTATCTGCGTCTTCAACCATCTCTTCGGTTTCTGGAATTCCATTACTCATTCTTGTTGGCCCAACCTGATCATTTAAATGAGATGTGTCAAGTGTATTACGAATATCTTCGACAATCATGTCATCAACACTTGAATCATCATTTAGTTGAACATCTTTGTTTGCCGAAGATGATAATGTTTTTAAAATATTATTCCATAACTGTTGTGTTGTTGCTGGAATTCCTCGTCCATATCCATATTTTTTAACATCTGCCAACGCTTGTTCAAATTTGAAATTTTGTTTTTTTATTCGATAAACAGCAACCGCAAACCCTGTTCGATCGCTTCCATGAAGACAATGAATGTAAACCGGTTGATTTGATATTAATAAATTTGGAAGTTGATTTGTAATATATTTAATTTTATCATTATATGAAGATTCAGATCCGCTTAATGGAATTGTATAATGTTTAATTTTATTTTGTTTACACCACGGATCAATTTTATCACTGATTTTTTGATCAAGAGAAATGATTGTTTGAATTCCAAGAATTCCTTTAAAATAATTTAGATCTTTATCATCAGGTTCTCCGCCTGCATAAATTTGTTGATCTATTTTTCTAAAATTTTTCATGGTAAATGTTTGATAACATTGGATAAAACAGAACGAATATAGTGAGGGTTATGTCCTGTCAAAACTGTTTTTACGAAAGAAATGGATTGTCCAATTGCAGAAGTTGCTGGCATTTGTTTTGTTGACATTTCCATTTCATTTAGATTATTTATTTTATCTTTAAGTCGAATTAATCTAGAAATTCTTTGATCGTACGGAATTCTTCGCATAAGAAATTTTACAATTTCAGCAATGCCTTTTCCCGCAATTGCAGGATCTCCCATTTCAATTGTACTTGCTGCAAATTTGGCAAGATTATTTCTACTTTGTTGCAAGTTTTGTCTCCAATAACGCTGCTTGTTCCGGATTTTCGATACTTTCTCGCAATGCATTTTGAAACGAAATGTTGAATTGTTTTAAAAAATTTATCACTTTTTCTGGGTTATTTTTTCTCAATTCCCGCATTTCAGCAGAAAAGGTGGAGGTTGCCTCCGCGAGTGAGGTTTCTGAACGAGAGGAAATTACTTCTGTTTCTGGTAAATTTTCTTCTCCAAAAACAATTTTATTATACAGATTTTGAACAGCTTTCTTTTTTCTTACAGGATGAAATGGCCAGTGTTTAAAAAATTCAACTTGTTTTAATCTTTTTTCAGCCTCTTCTTTTGAAGAATATGTTCCAAGATTTCTGCCTTTCTTTGAAAGAACTCTCCATTTGCCTTTGGAAATTTGTTTTATGTAAGCAATTTTTAACATATTTCCTCAGCAAACTTGGTTAATACATTTGGTGCGGTTATTGCCCAAACCTTTTTATTATTTTGATTATATGCAAAAGAAAGACAATCTAATACGCCCTGGACTGCATTTTGAACAGTTATAGGTGTTCCCAATGTAGAAGCTTGAATTTGAATCTGATCATTATTTTTATAAACGATTGTTTTTGATTGAAGATATTTTGAAAGAATAACAGCAGCAGTTTTTGCAAATTCTTCTTTGTCAGAAAATTTATTTCCATCAATAACAGAAAGGGTTAATGTTTCCGGAAGAGATTTTTTAAGAATTGCCGTTTTGACCCGATTTGTTAAAATATTTTCAGCAACAAGGTTCTGAATCAATGAATCTACTTCATTTGTTTTTGGAGGTTCTTTATATTCAGATTTCCAAGATTTTATTTCTGGTTTTGCACCGGGAGCATTTTTCTTTTCAGACTTTAATCCTGAAATTTTAGGAGCAATATTTTGCATAAATTTTGAATAAAGAGAAGCGACACCGGCAGAATATTTTTTAATATCTGCTGTATAATAACCTTTCAAACCAAGATTGACCGCCGCGCTTGTCGGATCTCCCGCTTCCATCCAATCAAGCGAATTTGAATATCGAGATTTTAATAATCTCCAATATTCGGCTGCGCCATCTTCTGGAGTTGGAAACGCTTTCCAATTTGCAGCAGTTCTGTAATATTCTCCAGTTGGTTTATTTTCGCCCGTATCTTTTGAAAAATAAGGTTTTCCCTGATTGATCCAGTCTTTGGTTGCTTTTATGTTTCCAATATTATTACACGGTAATTTAACGGGAATACCAGACTCCAATACAACTTGTGCCCAACCTCCTGCTAAAGCTTGAGCTGATGGATCTTTTCCAAAAACTTTCTTATAACCTTCTCTTAAAATATTTGCAAGATCAACCTCTCCAAGATTTGTAATTTTATATGGAACTTGATTTGTTTGTAATGCTTTTTTATAAAGCATGTTGATCATTGCTGTTTTAGAAATTGATCTCATATAATTAATTCGATTGACTGTAAGTTTTTCCGCAGAAACTCTAGATTTTCTAAAGTCGATCAAACCAACAGATGCTTGAAATTTTCCTGGAACATCTTTTATTTCAAATGGGGCGGAATCAACAGTAAGTTGGACCGTTCCATACGGATGAGTTAAAATATCTTTTCCTCGGAAAACATAAGCTCCACGAAGTTTCCCATCAACAATTGCTTGTTTGAATGATTCAATTATTTCAATTTGATTTAGTTGAAGCATATTTTTAATATCTTCTTCTGGAATATTTAAAATTTTTGGCAGATTTTTTGATAATTGTTTCATTAAAATGTTAATAGTACCGCCTTCAATTTCAATTATATTTGAAGTAACTGAAGAATAAGCCTTAAAGCTTTTTAATGGTTCATCATATTGTTTTTTCAATTCAACATCATAATCTGCCGGAAGAGATTTTTTAAATCGTTCATCAAATCCTGGAGTATCAATTTCTGCGCGATGATAAAAATCTTCGCTTTCTTTGGAGAGCAATTTTGCTTTAACAATAAGATCAAGAACAAGAGATTTGAAAATTTTCAAATCCGCGTGATATTGTTCTGTATCAACTTTATCAATCGATTTTTGAATTGATTTTATATTGTTATTCAATTCAACAAGAAGAGTTTGAACTTCAAATGATTCTTCCTTTAACGCTTCAACCTTTTCTTTAAATTCTGGAGAAAATTGAGACTTTAACCAATTTTTAACTCTTTGCACAACTCCAGCAATTTTTACAACTTCCGAATCATTTAAAGATTGAAGTTGAAGATTTGCAATTTTAAGAGTTCCAAGTTTGATCATTGAAGTATTTGTTCTGCAAGTTCAATTAAAGCAATACTATTTTCTGGTTGAGAATCTTCAATATCTTCTGCATATTTAAGAATCATTCTTACGATTAACATTGGATCATCTGCGGATGATGCTTTTGCAAGCTCGTGAATGAAATTTGCATTTGCTTTCTTTTGAATTGCAATTTCAACTAATGAAGATTCTTTTTTTGGTTCTTCGGGTTTTTGTTCCGGAATTGATGTTATTTGTGGTTGAGTTTCGGAAGCTGGTTGCTGAGTTGGTTGAATTTTCTTTTTTCTTGAAGTTTTTGGCTGAGCTGGTTTTTGTGGTTCTTCTGGTTCAACTTTCAAATCGGCCGGAGAACGAATTACTCTACGATCAAGGACTGGAGGTTCTTCTATTGGAACCGAAAGTGGCGGAATAGATGGAGGAGCCTTTTCTTTTTTTTCTTTTGAAGTTCTTTTTTGTTTTTCTTCTGGCATTACGGTTTCGGCAGAATTTTCAAAAAGACTTTGATCAATATCTTCTTCTTCAAGATTTGGAATTTCGGGAGGAAGAGGAGGCGGTCCAGAATTTTGTGGTTGCTCTTGGTTGGCAGTTTCTTGTTCTGAGACCAATTCTTCATTTTCTTTATTGCGGGCTTTTTCTTGAGCAATAACACGATCAACAAGAGATTTTAAGTATTTATTATAAATTGGAAAAAACTGTCCTTCAAAATTCTTTTGTTCTTTTTCAATTACACGAAGCTGATCTGTATATTTTCCAATATCTCCCGCCGCTCGAAATTGACTCATCTTATCAAGAGATATTTTTATTCTTCCAATAAGAACTTTCAAATTTGCTAAAAATTTATTTAAAGCTACACTGCGGTCTTTTCTAGCTTTATCTTGAAGTTTTTTTGCAACCCATTTTCTTTTTAGATCGGATATGTATCCTGCTTCTGAAATAATTCCGTCATCTGCCTTGAAGCCTTGTTCCATTTGTTCTGGGGTAAATTTACTCGAATAACCTGTTTGATTTCCAAATTCATCTTTTTCTCCAAGATCAAATTCGGTCAAAGCTTCTTCGCTTAACTGTTCAATTTCTTTTCCCGCAGAATTAACTTGTTTTAATAAGCCATTAAAATCCGCCAAAAGTAAAGCAAGGTCAACAAGACGATTTCCTTTTAATGCGGCCTGCATGGCTTTATAACGATCATCAATATCATCCATCCATTCGTAGATCCGATCGTCTACATAACGAAGAACTTCCATTTTTTCTTTATAATCACCAATTAAACCCTCCCCAATTCCGCGAGTCCATCCGGAAGGAAGAAGTTTTTCGCGCATCCAGGTTTTCATTCCGGCTGCTTCTTTCATAATTAAAGAAATTTCATTTTGCTGATTCATATTCATTTGTTAAAATATTCGTTATTTTGGAGGGGAAGGAGAAGATGGTGGTGGAGGCGGTGGAGGCGCTGAAGGAGGTTCCGGCGCTCCCAAACCAGAACCAGGAGATGGAGGCATTCCAAGATTTGATTCTTCGCCAGGAACATCTTGACCTGGAAGCGGGGCTTCAATTGATTCTTGAATTTCATCATTTGGTCCAAGTGCGCGACATTCGCTTAATGGCATTGTTTCAAGAGCTTTTCTTTCTTTTGCAAGAATTGCTTGATCAATTGCTTCTGAACGTATTTTTCTTCTTTCATCTTCGTAGTCAAGACCAAGAGAACGATAAAGAGTTTGCATGGAGGCTTTTGGAACTTCTCCGGCAGAAAGGTCTTTAAGATGTTGAATATAATCTCCAGCATCAAAAAGAGACATGTGATTCCAGTCTACTTCAGGAATGATTAATCTTTCTTCTTTATCAACTGTTTCGGTGAATTCCATCATTTTTGAAATTGGAGCAAAGATTTTTTTTCTTAACCAAATGCTTAACATGTTGCGAAATTGCATGTATCTTTGACGAAGAACATCTAAAGCGACACCACCATTTGCATATGTTGTATCAGAACCTCCATCCATTAAAACAGATGGAACCATAAGACCTGTATAAATTTCTTTGATAAGCTGTGTAACTAGATTGGATGTATCGAGAATTCCGCTATTATATCCAATTCTTTCAACCGTTACAGCATCATGAGTAAAAATTTTAAAATCTGGATCGTATTCTTGTTGCATAAATGCTTCTCTCCAAAGCTCCAAATCTGCAGGCATTGGTTTATAATCTGGTCCACCAATTTTAACTAAAGTGAGGGGGTTGATCATATTGCTTGTTTGAGCATAAATTGCTTCTCTTGTTTTATCAAAAAGCATTAATTGCTTAAAACAAGAGACAGGTAATCCTGTTCCGCGAATTTCATATGGAGCAATTTTTCTTGCAATATGTGAAATTGCAAGATTGTCTAAAGGAATTGGCTCTCCTTTTCGAACATAAGCAACAATTGCTGGATTCAATTCTCTTCTTTGACGAATATCTTCAGGCGATCCTCCTGTACAAATTTTCTTTAATTGTTCATCGGGACGAAGGCTTATAATAGGATCTCCGCCTATAATTGATTGTCTAACTGTAATATAATCTGGATTTTGAATAATAATACGACTCCATTTGCCGGTTCTTTCATCCAACTCAGCATATGGAAAAGCTTCTCCAAGAAGCCAATATTCTTGAGCCAAACCAACACAAATATTCATAAGATCGGTTTCTTCGATCATTTCCGCAAAATGTCTTTCAACTCTTGGGTCTTTACATTTTATATTTAATTTTGAAATTGGATAAGTTGAATGCAAAGAAATTGCATTTTGAATCAAACCATTTGTAACGAAATATGCGCGAAGCCAAGAGTTAATTGTTGCTCTGTCACGAGGAAAGTTTAAGTTACTAACAAGCCAAAGCGGAGAATAAGGCTCAATATTTTGTCGAACAGTTCCTCCAGATCCTCTCCAACCCGATCCTCCACCCTGATCCGATGTAACCGCTGAAGCTTTTTTACTTATTGAAGGAAGAACGTAAGATGCTTGAGACGTTTTTGACTCTTTATCATGTACGGCAGCTTCTTGTTCTAATTGGGATCTTCTAAATTCACTTACTGTTTTTAGTGTGTGATTTGGAACGGTTGATTTTGATATTGTTCCATATTTTGATGGAAGCTTGTTCGCTTTAAATTGTATGGCCATTTTGTCTATTTAAAAGCCAGAATATTGCCGAAAATTATTTTAAGGTAATATTTGTCTATTATTTCGTTGATATATGAGATATATCTCAACGAGATCACTCTGCAAACAAACCAGAGAAATATAATAAATGAATAAAAAAACGTATCATGTTCTCGATACCTCGGTTCTAATTGACGATCCATTTTGCCTTTCAAAATTTAAAAATATTCAAATTCCAATTGACGTTCTTGAAGAGTTGGATAAATTAAAGACTTTTCCCGGCAAAGTTGGACAAAACGCAAGAATTGCAATTAAAGAAATTGACAAGAAAAAAGATTCAATTATCTTTGATATAAAGAAAAATAAAAATTCTTTATCAGATATTCCAGATAACCGAATTCTTGCTTCTGCTTTGGCTTTGCAAAAAGCGCAAAAAACAGCAAGAATAATTCTTATTAGCAAAGATTTTAATCTTCGTTTGAAAGCAAAAGTTAATGGTCTTGAAGCTCAAGATTATTTTGAAGTTTCTGATGTTTCCGATCTTTATAAGGGATTTCGAGAGATCAAAAATGATGAATTAAATAAAACCCTGTTTGAAACTCAATTTGGTCCTCTACCAAAAGAATTAAATGATTTAAATCCAAACGAATATGTTTTGGTTTCCGGCGCGGAATCTGCAATTGCACTTTGCAAAAAGGCAAAAAATCAACTCCAGATGCTTCCGATGAATAAAAAGATTTGGGGACTTGATTCCAAAAACAAAGAACAGGCTCTTGCCTTTGATCTTTTGACAAATGACAAAATTCCTTTGGTCACATTGGTTGGAAAGGCAGGATGCGGAAAGTCTCTTTGTGCATTGGCTGCTGGGCTTGAAAAAGTTATTTTGGAAAAAAAATATCAAACTTTGATTGTGTATCGACCAATTCAGCCAGTCGGAAATGATATAGGATATTTGCCTGGAAATTTAGAAGAAAAGATACTTCCTTGGATGGGTCCGATTATGGACAATATGGAAGTTCTTCTCAATAAAAGTGGTGGAAAAAGTTGGGAAACAACTCTAGGATCTTATCAAGATAGCGGAAGAATTAAATTCGAAGCGATGACATATATTCGAGGAAGAAGTATTAATAACGCATTTGTGATATTTGATGAGATTCAAAACCTTGATCAAGAACAGGTTAAAACCGTTTTAACGCGCGTCGGTTTTAATACAAAAATTGTTTTCACTGGTGACATTGAACAAATTGACAGGAATGATCTTGACTCGCTTAATAATGGCTTGACACACGTGATCGAAAAGTTTAAAAATGAGTCGTTGGCTGGACATTTGACCTTAATGAAAGGTGAAAGAAGCGCTCTCGCAACGCTTGCTTCAAAAAAATTATGATTGAAGAAAATATTGAAAAATACATAAAATATATTGGAATGAACATCAAAGATGTTGAATTTGATAAAAATGTAACATGTCGGGTCATACGACCAACAACAATATTTACTTGTGATTTTATTTACAAAAGATTAAATTTTCATTGCGATAAAAATGATAAAATTGTAAAAATTACAAGAGGATAAAGAAGTTTTAATGGAAAAGCATATTAAAACAGACGAATTCGGTTTTATTATTACTGAATATTGTTGCGGAAATGTATATGTCCCAACATATACATATAGTCCATCCAAATGTAAACATAAATTTGGAGTGTGTGATAAATGTGGAACTTCACCGTATAATGATAGAATTCATACAACCAAAAATGGAAAAGGTTTGGTTGCGAGAATAAAGAAATGAAAATTGAGCTTAATTTTAAATTAAA